GGACGGCGAATTGCTGGCCGATATCGAAGGTGCCTTGTGGACCCGCGCGCTGATCGAACAATGCCGCTTTCCGGGTGAAGCCGTGCCGCTCGCCCGCATCGTGGTCGCCGTCGATCCGCCCGCGTCCGCTACCGGCGATGAATGCGGCATTGTGGTGGCAGCGCTGGGCGAGGACGGGATTGGCCGGGTGCTGGCCGATTGCTCGGTCGCGCAGGCCAGCCCGGCGCAATGGGCCGAAGCTGTCGCCGCCGCCGCGCAGGCGTGGCACGCCGACCGTGTCATTGCCGAGGCCAATCAGGGCGGGGCGATGGTGGAAAGCGTGCTGCACGCCGCCGATCACGCGCTGCCGGTGCGGCTGGTGCATGCGAGCCGCGGCAAGGTGGCCCGCGCCGAACCGGTCGCGGCGCTTTATGCCGCGGGCAAGGTGCATCATTGCGGAGTGTTTGCCCGGCTCGAAGATCAACTCTGCGGGCTGCTGACAGGCGGCAGCTATGCTGGCCCCGGCCGCAGCCCTGATCGCGCCGATGCGCTGGTCTGGGCGCTGTCCGAACTGCTGCTGCGCCCCATGTCCCGCCCCGGCATCCGGGCCATCTGACAACCACCAAAGGAGCCTTCATGGCGATGTTCGAAAAGCTGTTCTCCGCCTTCAAGGGCGGAGCGCAGAGCCGTGTCCCGCTGTCGGGCGCCCTGTCTGGCCGCTGCGCCCCGCTTTATGCAGGCGCCAGCCAGCATGCGGCCTATCACTATGATCGGGCGGTGCGCGAAGCCTTTCTTGCCAATCCCATCGCCCAGCGAGCGGTGCGGATCGTGGCCGAAAGCGTCGGACAGGCCCCGCTTTGCGCCAGCGATGCAAGGCTGATGAAGCTGGTGGCCGCCACCAGTGCGGGCCAATCGCTGATCGAAACGCTGGCTGCGCACCTGCTGCTGCATGGCAATGCCTATGTCCAGATCCTCAAGGATGCGAGCGGCCAGCCAGTCGAACTCTTCGCGCTGCGCCCCGATCGGATGAGCCCGGTGAGCGATGCGCACGGCTGGCCCTATGCCTATGATTACGTGCTTGATGGCAGCACCACCCGCATCGCGGTGCAGGACGAGGATGGCTGGCCCGGCCTTGTCCACATCAAGGCGATGCACCCGCTCGATGATTATCTCGGGGCAGGCGCGCTCTCGGCAGCCTGGCAGGCGGTGACGATCCACAACGCCGCGGCTGACTGGAACCGCGCGCTGCTCGAAAATGCCGCGCGGCCATCGGGCGCGCTGGTTTACGAAGCGGGCGATGGCGCGGCGCTCAGCCCGGATCAGTTTGATCGGCTGCGCGCCGAACTCGATACCGCCTTTTCCGGCGCGGGGAATGCGGGCCGCCCGATGCTGCTGGATGGCGGGCTGCGCTGGCAATCCATGGCGCTGACGCCTGCCGACATGGATTTTGCCACGCTCAAAAGCGCTGCGGCCCGCGATATTGCGCTGGCTTTCGGGGTGCCGCCGATGCTGCTCGGCCTGCCGGGCGACAGCACCTATGCCAATTACCGCGAGGCCAACCGGGCGCTGTGGCGGCTCACGCTGCTGCCGCTGGCGCACAAGCTCCTGAGCGCGCTCGCCGAAGGGCTGGTGCCGTGGTTTGCCGGGGCCAGCCTCGCGATCGATCTCGATCTGGTGCCCGCCCTGTCGGAAGACCGCGAGCGGCTGTGGTCGCAGGTCTCCGATGCCGATTTCCTGACCCGCGCCGAAAAGCGCGCATTGCTGGGCTTTGGCCCCGAGGAGACTGCCCCATGAAGCGAGAAGACGTGCTTACCAGCCTGATGGCGCAGGCCAAAGACGAAGGAGCCTCGCTCGTCACCTTGCGCGCGATTGTCGAGGAAAGCAGCATGCTTGCCACCGACCGGGCGCTCGAACGGCTCGGGCTTGGCGATCCGGGCGCGGAGAATGATCTGGGCGAGCTGCGCGAATTGCTGCGCGCCTGGCGCGATGCCAAGACCAGCGCCTGGCAGGCCCTGGTCAGCTGGCTGGTGCGCGGCGCGCTGGCGCTGGTGCTGATCGGCATTGCCGTGAAGCTTGGCGTCTGGAAACTGCTGTGAGGCCTGGCGCACAGCCCGCAGCAAGCCCGCTGCGATTTGCCGGCTATGCCGCCTTGTTCGATATTCCCGATGCGGCGCGCGATGTGATCCGCAAGGGGGCCTTCGCCCGCACCCTTGCCGCCCGCGGCAGCCCGGTTCCGCTCTATTGGCAGCACCGCGCCGCCCAGCCCATCGGGGTGATCGAACACATCGCCGAAGACGCGCGCGGCCTGCGGGTGATCGCACGGATCGATCGCCCGCACAGCCGCGCGGCCAGCCTGCTGCGCGCGAGGGCGGTCAATGGTCTCAGCTTCGGATACCGCGCGGCGCGCGCATCGCACCGCGCCGGGATGCGCGAATTGCTCGAGATCGACCTGTTCGAGGTCAGCCTCGTTACCCACCCGCTCCAGCACGGCGCGCGGGTGCATCTGTTTGTTTAGCCGTCCCACCTCCCCATCCCCCACAGAAAGGCCCTTGCCCCATGGATACCCCTGCTACTCCCACTGCTACTCTGACTGCCACCACGCTTGAAGACAGCTTCGATCTCATCGCGCGTCAGGATCAGGCCGAAGCCGCCATCACTTCTTTGCAAACCGATGTGGCCGAAGTGAAATCGCGGCTCGACAAGGTGGCGCTGGCTGCGGCGCGTCCGCCGCTTGGCGGCACTGCCCAGCCCGCCGCTGATGCTGCCGAAGTCAAAGGCTTTGTCGATGGCTATCTGCGGCGTGGCCGCGAGGCCGAGATCAAGTCGATCACCGGCACCACCCCGGCGGATGGCGGCTATGCCATTCCGCGCGCCCTTGATGCGCTGATTGCAAGCGAGCTCAAATCGGTCAGCCCGATCCGCGCGATTGCGCAGGTCGTGCAGACCGGCACTTCGGGCTATCGCAAGCTGGTGGCGACCGGCGGCGTGGCTTCGGGCTGGGTCAGCGAAACGGCCCCGCGCCCCGGCACCGATACGCCGCAATTTGCCGAAATCGCGCCCCCTGCGGGCGATCTCTATGCCAATCCGGCGGCCAGCCAGGCGATGCTCGATGATGCGGGCTTTGATCTGGAAAACTGGCTCGCCACCGAGATCGCAATGGAATTCGCCCGTGCCGAAGGCGCTGCCTTTGTGACCGGCAACGGGGTGAACCGCCCCGCCGGTTTCCTCACCGCGCCCACTGCCACCGCGGCCGATGGCACGCGCGCTTTCGGGCAGGTGCAATATATCGGTTCGGGCAATGCGACCGGGCTCGGCAGCGCGGTCGAAGGCAAGCTGATTGATCTCATCCATGCGCTCAAAAGCGGCTATCGCCAGGGCGCAAGTTTCGTGATGAATTCGGCCACGCTGGCGCGGGTGCGCAAGCTCAAGACTGCCGATGGCGCGTTCCTGTGGCAGCCGGGGATGGTGGAAGGCCAGCCCGACCGCCTGCTCGGCTATCCGGTGATCGAGGCCGAAGACATGCCCGATGTCGCGGCCAATGCCTTCCCGATCGCTTTCGGCAATTTCCGCGCCGGCTATCTGATTGCCGAACATGGCGCGACCAAGGTGCTGCGCGATCCCTTCACCAACAAGCCGTTCGTGCATTTCTACGCCACCCGGCGGATCGGCGGACAGGTGCTCGATTCCAGCGCGATCAAGCTGCTCAAGATCGAAGCCTGACCTTCCCGGCGCATCGCGGGCTTCCCCTTGCCCGCGCGCCGGCTGTGTGCGCCCGCATTGCCCCAGGCTGATCCCCCGCCTGATGGAGCGATGCGGGCGCCTTTTGTTTGATGATACAAGCGAGGGAGTTCCTTTGATGCAGCGGATTGTCGTGCTGCCTGCCGAGATCGGCGAGGCGGGCCTTGCTGAGCTCAGGCAGTGGCTGGGGATCACCCGGAACAGCGAAGATGCGCTGCTGGCGGGCTTGCTCGCCGCTGCGCTCGATCTGTGCGAAGCCTTCACCGGGCAGACACCGCTGGCGCAGCTGGTGGAGGAACAGCTCCCGGCGGTCCACGCCCTGCAATTGCTGCGCTCGCGCCCGGTCAAGGAAATTGCCGCGGTCGAGGTGGTGGGTGCCGATGGCAGCCGGACAGCGCTGGCCGCGCCCGATTACAGCGCCGAGATCGCCGCCTGCGGCACGGCCAGCTTCCGCCTGCTGGTGCCCGCCGCTGGCCCGGCGCTGGCGGTGCGGCTGATGGTGGGGATTGCGGGCGACTGGGCCAGCCTGCCGCCAGCCTTGCGGCAGGGGATCATCCGCCTGGCCGCGCACCATTACCGGGATCGCGATGCCGATGACCAGCGCAGCAACGCTCCGCCGCCGATCAGCGTCACCGCGCTGTGGCAGCCCTGGCGGCTGATGCGGCTGGCATGATCACCGCGCAAGCCCGCATGAGCGCGCTTGGCCAGCGCCTCAAACGCCGCGCCGAAGCCCTTGCTGAACGCCGCGCGCGCCAGATCGCGCAAGAAGCACGCCCCGCCGCGTGGCGCGATGCGCGCGCGCTGTGGCCCGATTTTACCGAGGATCAATAACTCATGGAAAACGCCCTGCGCGCAGCGCTGATCGCATGGCTGCGCGCGGATCCCGCGCTCGCCCCGATCAACACCATCGAGGAAGAAGCGCCGCTGCGCGCCGCCCCGCCATGGCTTGGCATTGCCGCCAGCGCCGCCATCGACTGGGGCTGCAAGGAGCGGCCGGGTCGCGAAGTTCGCATCGCGCTCGAACTGGCAAGCCGCAGCGATGATCCGGCCAGCGATGCCGCGCTGCTGGCGGCGATCGAAGCCCGCGTGCTGGCGCTGCCGCCGTTTCAGGCTGGGTTCGAACTCGCTGCGATCCGCTTCCTCAGATCGCGCAGCGAAGCACGGCCCAACAACCGGCGCGCCGCGCTGCTCGAATTCCGCTTCCGCCTGTTTGCCCCCGCTTAGGAGTAACCCATCATGCCTGCACAAAATGGTTCCGCTTTCCTGCTCAAGATCGGCAATGGCGCATCGCCGCCTGCCTATCAGACTGTCGCTGGCCTGCGCACCACGCAGATGACCATCAACGGCGATAGCGTGGTGGTGACGCACAAGGAATCGGGCGGCTGGCGCGATCTCCTGTCGGGCGCGGGCACGCGTTCGGTTTCGGTGAGCGCGGCGGGGATTTTCCTCGGGAGCGCTGCTGAAAGCGCAGTGCGCGCCCATGCGCTGGCCGGCACGCTGGATGATTACGAGCTTTCCTTTGAAGATGGCGAGCGGCTGCGCGGGCGGTTTCTCGTCCAGCGGCTGGATTATTCCGGCGATTTCAATGGCGAGCGCAGCTACACGCTGCAGCTGGAAAGCTCTGGCCCGGTGATCCCGGCGTGAGCGCTGCCGCCAATCCGCTGCGCGGCGAGGCCAGTCTGATGGTGGCGGGCAAGGCCCATGTCCTGCGCCCCAGTTTCGAGCACCTCGTCGCTGCCGAAAGCGAGTTGGGTTCGCTGTTCGCGCTGGTCGAACGCGCCGCGCAAGGCGCGCTCACCATCGCCGAAATCGCCGCGCTGCTGTGGCACTGCCTGCCAGCCGAGACCCGCCCAGAGCGTGCCGCGGTGGGCGCAGCGGTTCTCGAGATGGGGCTGGTGCAAGCCGTCCA